AGACCTGCCACCGCGGAGCTTCGGCGTCGGCGGACTTGGCGAAGTAGATGTTGTCCAGGTGGATGCGGTGTTCCAACTCGTCGGCCAGCGCGTAGGCCAACGCGGTCGGCACTCGCTTGATGCGAATGTCGTCCCGCGCCATGAGAGATTGGAACGGGCCTTTGCGCGAATGGAGCATAAGATCAAGGGCGGAGGCGGGCTTGACGCACGGCCCTTGCTGCCCTTGCGGCTCCAGCATGGCGATCTCGTCGATGTGCTCCTCGGGAATCCAGTCGGGATCACACAGGCGGAAGATCGTGTAGATTTTCGAGATATGGAACCAGTCGAAGGCCAGATTGAAGCCCACGACGGTATGTTGGCAAATCCACTCAATGAGCGCGAGCGTTTCCGCTACCGGCCGTCGCCACACCTCATGCAGAACAATGGGGCCGTCCTCCTCCGCGTACTGCAACAGCACCATCATGCTGTGCAGCCCGCAGGTTTCCGTATCGAGGTACAGCTTCGGCGCGCGAACAGACATGGACTCACTCGTAGAGAAACGCACGGGGAACAGAACGCCGCGATCTAGTTTCGGTACGGCAGGAAGGGGCAGCAGCCGTAGGCGTCCGGGTATTCGCCCAAGGCGAAAAGCGTCGTGGCGGCCGTGGCCGCCGCACTGGCGGCATTGTCGGCCTGCGTCTTCGCTTTGGCGTCCAGCCGATCATCCTCACAGGCCCACTGGCAGTCGTAGACCACTTCCAGCGCCACGGCGTAGTCTTTCCATGCCTCGCGGCGGCGGTCCACCGCCTTGCACGCACGGTGAAGGCGACGGAGACAAAAGGCGTCGTAGGCTACCACGACGAGAAACGTGACGGTCGCAATCATGCTGCTGGGCTCCGGGTTAGAACACGTCGTAATGCCAATGCGTGCCGTCGCTGCGCGTTCCTCGCACGCGGGCGGATGCAATGGGCTGCGTTTGGCACTCGCCGTTGCGGAATCGAAGGACCATTGCCCAGCCCTGCTGGATCACGTTCAACCTCACGCCGGGATTACCCCAACGGACGCTGTACATGAATTGCCCGACCGTGGGTTGTCGCAGGGCGGGATTGCTGGACGTAATCTCGGCGATCCCGTGCTCGGGATACCGCACGACCAGTTCGTAGAGGTCCGTCTCGCCCTCCAACAGCAATGCGGTGCCCGCGGGGAGTGCCTTGATATTGATGCCCGGCGGCAGGGCTGCCGGCTGGATCACGTGAGTCGTGTCACAGGCTGGGTCGTCATTCATGGCTCGATCCCCTCATAGTCAAATCGCAGTCCTGGCCGGTTCTTCTAGTGGCCGCCGCGATGTCGGCCAGCATTGCCGCGTCAGAGAGATTGCCGGCGCACCACGCGCCCATGCGAGTGGCCAGGCCCTCGATGCCGGCCACAAGCATCCGCTCGACCATGCAATTGATCTCGTCCTTATTGCGGACCTTGGACGTGCGGCGTTTATACGCCCTGTCGAGGCCAGGCAGGTGCTTGCCCTTGCCTCGCTGCCGGGCCTCGGCGATCTTTCCGGCCGCCAGGACTTGATCCTCGGGCTTGTCGATGCCGGCCAGGGCGTCTAGCGTGGCCTGTGAAAGCAGGCCAGCAGCGGCCTTTTGCTGCACCGCGGGCGGCATTTTCAGCAGACGCAGCCGGACGTGGACCCAGTGGGTCGTTTGCTTCAACTCCTTGGCGGCCTGACGCAGCGTTACTCCCTTCGGATAGAGGCGTTCCAGGGCACGGGCCTCTTCCCAGATGTTCAGATTCTTGCGCTCCAAGTTCTCCGTAACGTTTAGCAGGGCGGCTTGATGTTCCGTCAGCCCCTCGCACACGATGGCGGGGATCATTGGCCACTGCAAAAAGAACGTGATCGCCCGGTAGCGACGGTAGCCGACGATTAGGCGGTAGTCACAACCCGGCTGCCGATCCCAGGGCTGAACCAGGACGGGATAGATCAGTCGGCCCGCGTCCACGATGCTGTCGGCCAGTTCCTTCACGGATTGGAGCGTGAATTCGCCCCGGCAGTTGAAATCCGCGTCAAAGTGGATGCGGTCCACTGCAATCGGCACGGCCTGACACGCATCCCACGGATTCATCAGATCGGCAACTCCGTTCGGTTGGAGGGGGACTGGCCGTTCTCCCAGTCGAAGACGCCAACCGCCCCGTCGTTGTCGATACGCACGAAACTGTTTACACGCTCTGCCCAGGTGCCGGTGTTGTAATGCCAGTCTCCGATGCGGCCGGGGAAATGGGTGTGGCCGCAGACCACCACGTCATAGCCATTGCCTGGCTGAACGAGTAACTCGCGCAAGCGGCGGTTGATCGCGGTGAAGCGGTCGGGCTTGCCCCGTAGTCGGTTCCACAGGCTGACCAGCTTCTCCAACCGGCCGACCACCTTGTCTTCCACGGTGCGGTACTTTTCGAGCATTGGGCCGCCGTTGCGGTCTTCGGCCAGCCCAGAGTAAATGGCCGTGATGCGGCCGAGGCCCGGCGTGTCACCGGCGCAGTAGGGGTCCGCGACGTGGCCGTGGGTAAAGTGGAACCGCCGCCCGCCGATGACCTGCGAGAAGCTGTCCGTCATGCGGCGAAAGAACGGGTGGTTCAACCACTGTCGCTCGCCGAACATGAAGTAACGCAGGTCGGCGTCGTGGTTGCCAAGGACGTAAATGGCCTGCATCTGGTCCAGTCGGTCCAGCAGGTACACCCGCTTCGTAATGACTTTGCTGATGTTCGACTGCCACAACTCGAACAGGTCGCCACAGATCACCAGCCGACCGTGAACAGCCTCGACCATATCGAGGAAGGACATCAGTTCCTTCTCGTGGGTGCTGTACGCGAAGTTGTCGCGCGGGCCGCCGTCGCCCATGTGCAGGTCGCTAATCACGTAAAGCGGACCAGCGGGCGGCGTGAGTGTCGGACAAGCCCAGCCGGACGCTGTGATGGCCATGTCCTGTGCGCGGGTGTCCAGGCCAAGCCAGTCGCAAGCACTCGTTCGCACGTGGCCTTCAGCCGTTTTCAAGTCGCCGTCATCCCAATCCTCGGGCTGCTCTGGGGCGGGCGGGAATCGCAGGTTCGACATGGCTTTCTCGCAAATCAGGTTAGGGACGGCAGTTCGCCCAAAGCTTCGAGGCAAGGGTCGCATGTACAAGGAGCAGCGGGTGACTTGGCAGCCGCTTCAAGCGCGCGCAACGTGTCGTCCAGGACCGTAAGCAGCGTGTCCACGTACACGTCGTTCGTCCGGTAACAGCGGCCGAACCACATCTTCCACACGGCGAAGTGCAACAGCCCCCACTCGTCCAGATAGAAGGTGCGATAGGTGAGAGGAAACAACTGCAAGAAGTACCAGTACAGCTTGCTCAGCATGGTTCGGTCTCCAGCTTGTTGAAGGCGATAGCTCGCATGTCAGCCAATCCGCCGATGAAAAGGGCGCGGCACTTCACCGTTGTTGGACCTCGCGCAAGACCATCAGCCCATCGCGCAGGCAGAAGTGCAGTTCGTCGTAGCCGGCCAAGACAATGTGCCCCACCGGGAAGACGACTCGCGCCACCTCGCCGTCCCGTTGGATCATCCCTTCCGTGACGTTCCATTTCTCGATGCACTCGCCATCCCGGTGATGCTCGATGGTGCATGTGGTCATGGGAATCTCGCAGGTTAAGGAATCAGGTCTTCAGCGGTCCCACGTCCCGGCCGCCGTCAATGACGTAACGTTTGGGGCCATGCTTCTCGTTCTCGTGACGCAGCTTGCAGTTCATCCGCCAGGTGATGCCGTGTTTCGGGTTGACGCCGTGGAGCCATTGCGATGGCTCGCGGTAGCCGGACAGGGCGTTGTAGGCGAAGGCATCGGTGCCCACCCATGATCCGTTGACCAGCAATTCGCCATCCACGTCCGACAGGACGCTGGCCGCGTGATGGTGCCCGACGCAGAAATAGCGGCATCGCTCGGCACCGGCCGCCGCCCCCAAGGCGATCAGGCCCTTTTGCCGGCGGACCATTCCGTACCAGGGGATGCCGAGGTTCGAGCGCACGTCATCCCCGTGGCTCACGTTGAAGCCGACGCTGTTGATGTTGACGTTGGCGCTCCACGCATCGGGGATGGAAAAATGGACGTTCCCCACGCCGCGGCAGTACAACCGCGCAACTTCGCCGCACAAAAAGTCCCAGTTGTCGTGGGCACCCAGGTAATCTTTCTTGGGCGTCCGCCGGCCGTGGTTGCCGGCTAGGTAAAGGACGTTGACCTGCTCGAAGTGCGCGGCCAGGTCGCGGTACATCAAGGCGTGCAACTGGCCGATGGCCAAGCAGTTCTTGAACTGGTTACGGTAGTAGGACCGCTCGCACGCCTTGTGGATTTCGCCACTGGTGAAATCACCGTAGGCCAAGACCCATAGCACGGGGAAATAGAACTTGGGCGCAAGCGTGTCCTGGGTCCACTCCACGACCGTGTTGACGTAGCGCTCGGCACGGCAGCACGAGATCGGGAAGCTGTACTCTTCCAGGCCACCCACCTCCTCCGGCCTCACGACCTGATCGTGGTGGCCGTCCGAAAGGTGCATGACACAGTGCTCGACGATCTGGGCCTTGCGGCGAAACTCGAAGGCCGAGGGCAGCGGATCAAACGGCTTGATGCGTTGGTCCATTTCCGCAACGACGGCCTTGAAGAGACCGGCACTCTTCGCCCCGGCTTTGACCTTCTGCCGTTCCCGGTTGCGCTCATCGGTCAGGTGGACGATCTCCGCTTCCAGTTCCAGGATGCGTTTGTCCGTGGGATCGTAGTCGGGAACGGCCGTGTGTTGGCCGCCCGCCCGCTTTGGCATGGGCGGTTCGCCGCCCGGCCAGGCCACGTCTTTGTGGACCCGGCCGGTGGCGATGTCCGAAACCACGGAACGGCTGACCTTGAACCGCTTGGCGATGTCGGATTGCGTGACGCCTTCGACGATGGCGGTCTTGATCTTCTCAACCTTCTTCTTTGTCAGCTTCATGGTCTCTCCGTATCGCCCTCGCCGGTTGATGGTGTAAGAGAGGCCGGGTGGCGCTGCCCGCCGCCACCCGGCTCAAGTGCTGTCGGTCATAAGAGGCAGAACAAGGGGCAGAAGAGAGGGGTGGCCTCAAGAGGACCGACTGCCCGCGCGGCGGAAGAATCGCTCGACCCAGTTAATGGCGTTGTCGAAGTTGAACGGTGGCTTGAAGGCGGGCAGATCAGCGGCGGGATTGCGTTGCGGATACCCGCCCGGCGACTGGCCGGCGTCTTCCACGGGGATCGCCTCAATCTCTTTCAGGCTGGGCATAGGCACCGTGGGGTCGATGGCCCATTCGATCTTCGAGTCTTTCGCCCAGGTTTGGACGCGCCGCACGGGGACGATGAAGTTGAAGCCCTGCAACTGCATCACGCCTTGGGTCAACATGCCGATGTACAGGCCATTGTCTTTCAGGTACATGCCGCCGCCCGAAGAGCCGGGGAACGAGACGGTCGTGACCTGATCGAAGACCTTGACGTTGGCACCCTTCATCGGCAAGGTGCGGCCGACCTGAGAAAGCACGCCCGTCGTGTAACTGTTGGCCCCGAACTGGCCGAGGAGACTGCCACAGTGGCTCAAATCGACGCCGATGGGCGGAATGTAGTTCGGGTCTTTGTGGAACTTGGCGCAGACGGTCAGCGGATATGCGCCCTTGCAGCGAACCATCAGCACGGCCAGGTCTTCGCCATAGTCGGCATCGCTGACCTTGATGATCTTGCAGTCGAACTTGACCTCGCCCACCCGGCGGCCGTCTTGCTGACGCTCCTGGACGATTTCGGCGTCCTTATACTCGACGAGAATCCTCGGCGTGCCCTGCGATGTGACGACGGTGCGTGTCGTGCGCAAGCCGTCAACGACGTGGGCCGCGGTCCACACGAACGTCACGGTCTCGTCGCCGATCTGCCGAGTCACGAGGGTGCCCGAGCCTTGGGCGCTTCCGGCTTTGATGGTGACGCTCACACGCTGCAAATCATCGGGAACGCTGGCGACTGCCGGAGCAGCTACCAGGGCAATCATGGTCAGGACCAACAGCACGTACTTCATCGCTGCAAACTCCACGGGTGATGATGTTCAGACACGGTTCTGAGGGCGGCGGCGCGGTCGGTGACGAGCCACTTATTCGTCCAGCACCTCCGCTTCGACCATGCTGTCGTACTCAGGACGGAAATGCCGCAGCACAGCCTCCACGATGTCGTCGCGGATGATCTCGGAATGGCAGTAGCGAGTGAGCACCACAGCCACCGCGATCAATGCCTCATCCTCGTTCGGTTCCTCGAATGCCACGCTAGCGAGGGACGGCCGGTTGCGAGCGCCCCAGGCGTCGGCGTGCGATGGAAAGGCTAGCCCCAGGGCAGCGCGCACGCTCTCTTCGGATGGCACACGCCCCCACAGACCGTCAGAGAGCACGAGCCGGCATACGACCTGATTCACGACAGCACCTCCTCGACCCGCATTTCGCCCTCTTCGCTGGCATCCTCCCAGTCCACGCCCTCCATGACTTCGCCCATCGTCATCAGTTCCAGCTTGCGATTGGCGCGGAGCACGCTCAGCACACGCTCATCGTTCGGAAGGTGGATCAGGTCCACAATCGTGCAGCCCAGGTTTTCATCCATGCCCTTGCGGTGGATGCGGTCCTCGGACTGGACCCGGTATTCCGGCTTCCACGAGTTGGACCAGTAGACCGCCATGCGGGCTTCCACCAGCGTCAGGCTCATGCCGCCCGATTCAGGGTTCGCCACGAAGGCGACCTTGCCGTGGTCCAGGTTGGCCCAGTAATCCAGCGGCTCTTCGCTCGTCATCACGATGCCTTCCGTGCTATCGCTCTTGGCGGCGAACACCTGGAAGTTGCCCTGGTCGCACCGCACCACATCCCACTTCTCCTTCAGGCACAGCTTGACGATGCGATCCACCGAGCCGGTGAAGCCGGCGAAGATCACCAGCCGGCCCACCTCTTCGTTCTCGTCCAAGAGCATCTTCAGCGCGGCGTCTTTCGGGCAGGGAAGTTCGCGGGCGATACGAATGACCTTGGGGACTTCCCGCGCTCCGCCGCACACCGGGCATGGGACGGTTCGCTTGACCAGCCGCATCGCTACGTTGGGGTTCAGCATGTCGATGGCGGAGTAGGTCTTCTCCGGGTCGTCCGGGTCGGACCACTCGCCCACCGTTCCGTCCGTGCAGTGCGTGCAGAGCGTCATCCCCTCTTGCTGCTCGCGGTACTGAAATCCGTCGCTGAGTTCCCGCAAGAGCGTCATGCCCGTTACAACATTAGGCGCGGCGTTGGCAATGGCCTGCGCGACCCGCAAGGTGCTCGGGCTCGGCTTGCAGACGATCTTGCGATAGCGCTTTTCGGGCAGGCTGAGACAATCCTTCTTGTGCTTGATGACCACCAGCCCCTTGAGCCGTTCGTAGAGATAGGCCACCTCATTCTTGCTGGGCACGAAGGCGTGGTACTCATCTGGGTCCGCACATTCGTCGTGCGGCCCCTCGTCGAGCGTCTCGCCGCACTCGGCGCACTTGTGTTCGTCATCTTTCCAACCGATCCGCTTCTTGAACGGGTGGCCGTCGTAGTTCTGCTCAACGAGGAAGGCCAGACGCTCTTCCATCGACCTTGGGCCGCCCTCTTTGAGGAAACCCGGCCAGGCGATCTCGCATTGACTCCACCAATCCACGGGCGTCTTGGGCGACGGCGTGCCCGACATCTCGATCACGTAGCCGTCGTAGCCGTATTTGTCGCGGCTCAGGTCGGCGAGCTTCTGGCAGGCTTTCGAGCGTTGCGACGTGCGGTTCTTGCAGCGGCTCGACTCGTCGGCCACGAAGAATCGAGGCAAGGTCTGCGAGCCGTCCCACTCGTCCATCACGCGGACCAGCGCTTCGTATGTGAACCACTCGACCTGGATGCGGTCGAAAGGAAAGCCCCACAGCCTGAACTCGCGCTTAATGTTGGGGAGGCTCGTCTTGGGACCAGCCCACCAGACCAGATCGACACCCGACTCCTCAATCACCATCTGGGCAGCCAGCGTCTTGCCGGTGCCCATTTCGGCACCGAATATCTGGTAGTGATACGTTAGCCCGGCGTCCGCCAAGTCGTATTGGTGCGGCATGATGGCCGCCGACTCACCATTGCGAAGATACTGCCGATAGTGATGCCGCACGATGGGCCGGTCGAACCACTGGTAAACGTCCTCGCCGCAGAGGAACGCCAGTTGGAAACGGTTGCGTTGGCAGTCGTCCACCGACCAGATTTTGCGGGGCTGTTCCTCGTCGTAGCCGTGCCAGCGCGAGCCGGCCATTGCCTTGATCTCGTCTTTCAAGGAGTACGGCGATCTGAGAAAGAAGATGCGACCATCCGCATATTCCAAAGTCGCCGACACGCGATGCAGCGTGCCGCTCGACGTGCGGGTGGTCATTTTGACTTCTTCAATGGACATCGTTTACACGCCGCCGGGTTGGAGTGCTCGTAAAGGGCCTCATAGTCAAATCGCAGCGCGGCGGCGCGTTTAGAGTCGGCCCGCGCGGATTCTGGCCGCCGCGATCTCGCAGTTGTGAGCGTCCAACTCCACGCCAACGCAGCAACGGCCAAGTTCTTGGGCCGCCAGAAGCGTGGTGCCGCTACCGGCGAAGGGGTCCAGAATCACGCCCCCATCCGGGGTCGAAAGAAGAGTCAACAAATACTCCATTAGCGCCAGCGGCTTGACCGTGGGATGGTCGTTGTCCGGTCCGCGCTCCCGCCTCTTGGTCTTGGCGCAATAGAAGAACCGGCTGGCCCCGCCGGAGTCGCCATAGCTCACTTGCACATCGCCCGCCCTGCCAATGCCGCCGTGATAGCCGTCGCCGGACTTCGTGCGGACGCAATTGGTGCCGCTCGTGAGCGTGCCGGTCTGGGCATCGAGAAGGCGGGCGGCATTCTCGTCCAACACAAGGTTCGCCGGCCAGCGTCCGCACTCCGAACCGCCCACTGGCGAACGATTCGTACTGGCCCAACCTGAGTCCGTCAGGCTGTCCGCGCGGGTGCGGATCGTGCTCGCCGTGCCAATCCGGCTGGCTTCGATGTTCATTCCCGCCACGCCCCAGGTCAGGGCGTTGTAGGCAATGGTGCCGTCAAGCGGCTTCATCGCTAGGACGATGGGTTCCCAAGCGGGCTTGAGCGCCATCGCCCAGCCGGTCCAGCGGGCGGCTTCGGGAGTGGCCGGAGCCGTAATCTGCGCGGCCCGTAGACGAGCCTCAGTGCCGGGCGCATGGAGTCCATTGCCGCCGCCGTAGCATCCGTTTCCCTTGCCCTCGTGCAAGTGGTAGCCGGGGCGATCCAGCTTATCGCCCACGACTTCTCGTTCGGCCCCCTTCGATTTGTCGAT